AGTGTTGATCACCTTAATTGGTCTGTGGTTGCCACTGCCGCCGCCGCCGAAATCGGGCATTTGACTATCATCGCCCTCGTCCGGGCCAACAGCGTCGGTGATGAAGAAATTGCCAACCTCGCCGCCGATCGGGTTCATGCTAATTCCCTGCCTGTATTCATCGCGGTTGATACCACCATTCTCGAATCTTGTAGCATATTTTTCTTCTTCTTTCGATGGATCCAGAGATTCAGGTGGGAACTCAAGTTTGAATTTCTGTTTATTCTCGCCGTTCATCTTGAGGATATCGTTGAAGTGACTCTCGATATATGATATCAGCGGGGCCAGTCCCATGCGGTAAAAGGCCGACTGCATAGCTTCTGCATAACCCTTCCCGCCCAGACCGCCGCTGGGGCCTTCGCCAACCTCTGACTGCAAAATGCCAAAGCTCATGCGCACCGCGTTAGTGGCAGCGTCGTAGCTATCCTTGTTGAACGTCAATTCCTTCGTGGCCAGTGTTTCTGTCCCAGACGGGAAGAACCGCACCCTGACACGCTCCTTGTTAGACCCGGACATTCTCGCGTTGAAAGCGTCCTCGTACTCCAGGATGGCATCAGCATCGTCTTTCCATTCTGGAGGAGTGGTCAGACCCATTTCGGGGATGTTGCCGACGATATATTTGTCTCCTTCATAATCCCAGAGGTTCTGCAGCAACTTGACTGCAGGTAACGAATCCTCGACCGGGCTGCGCCCATAAGGAGCATCGGCCCGCAGATGGCGCGGGTGATACCATATTTGCCGGGTATTGTACATTCCGTGGGGAACACCCCAGATGATCTGCTGGAAGGCTGGAGCCGGTGGTCGTGGCTGCTCACCGCGTTCATCGATCAGCACAAAGATGGTGGAGCCATCAATGATACGTGATGCGATGATCTTCTTCCGGCTGTTGCGCACCAAGTAAGCGGTGCAAGCGTCATAAACAAGTGTGTTGTACATGAACCTGGACAGCCACACCGGGAACGGGTTGAATTGGTCCGGCCTGTCAGTCATCCATTGATATTCAGAATCGGAGATTGCATTGCCTTGCGTATCGATGATGGTCGGCACAAAGGCTTTTAATTCCTCGGTCAGCAACCGGATGCACATGCTAACCTCCGGCACAGACTCTGCATAGAATCTCAGATCAGAGAACGCCATGAGCCCATAAGCGAGCCTGGGGCTGATCGTGCTGTTGACGCTTGTCACGTACTGAAACGCCCTGGGCTCCGACTCTCGGTCTTTGTCTCTGGCTGACACCTGCGACATATCCATGCTGGCAAATGGCTGGCCTGGGCCAAGGAACGTCCGGCTCCACGAGCCTGGAATATTGCTCCGGGTCGGTGACTTCGATGTATCAACAACCTCAAGCGTTCCCAATCCAGGTTGCACATTTACCGGCGGACGGGCGGTTTGACCGCTTTGACCAAGTCCAGAAATAAAACCGCTGAGTGCTTCACGTAAACCCATATCTACCTCACTTCATATGCTTCTTCAGGGCGTCTGTCCAGTTCTGCAGAGACAGCACGTTATTGTCAAAAAAGGCCATGACCACAGCATCTCCGTAATCAGTAGACCTTCCAATGCGTTCTTTGATATCTTCCTTCGCTTCCACTTGAATCTTTCCCCCAGAGGTAACTTTCCAGTGAGGGGCTACCAGGTCTCCGGTCAACATATCGTCTTTTGGAAGCGCAATACCACTCTCTGCGGCCGGGTCCAGAAGTTCTCGCAGGTGCCACCAGGAAGCGCTTCTACAATTTATAAAACCCATCTCCCTCGATTTATCAGTGTAGTCAGTGTGCTCGGATGCGTTGAATGCAACAATGTTGTACTTCCGGTCGTTCTTGTCTTTCATTTCACGGAGGCGGTCAACCACCCCGGCCCCAATGCCAATAACATCGACCATCGCCTTGCCACCGTGAGCATCCAAAATTCCCTTGACGCGACCGGTGGTTTGCATAGTGTCCTCCTTCGAGGTCACCCGCAGTTCCGTGAGCACCATGCCCCAGCGCAGGCCAAGAACAGTCTTATCCTCGCCTGATCTGGCGATATCTGCACCCACGGCCACGAATGTCAGTTCAGGCTTGGTTTCAAACCAATCATCCCAGCGATCGTTGGCGGCCTCTATCCATGACAACGGAATAACACCGTCAGCCTCGGAGCTGGCAAACTCACCTTTGACGCGGTTCTGGTAAACTGCAGATTGCTCTCCCCATTGTAGCCGTCTGGATTCTGCCCACGATTTTGATACACGCCCCGCGCTGATTACATCCTCAAGAGCAATGTGTTTTGTATGCCAATCATCATAGCCGGGCTTATGTGATTGAATATCATAGAAACGACCAACTGGTTCTCCCGGGGTACTTACTGCCAACCAAAAACACTCGCCAGCACTGAATGCGCCTTCGGCAGAATCCCATGTAGCCACAGGTATCTCTTTGGATTCATCAAAAACGTACATCATTTTTGAAGCGTGTGCGCCTTCTATCAACGCGCTATTGTCACTGGCCAAAGCAAATGCCTCCCCAGTTTTTAGCTTCAAAGAAAGTTGTGTGAGTTCTGTTCGTTCGTTGAAAGGTTCGCGCCCGATCTTATCCCATTTCAATCGCCGCGCCCACTTGTGCACTTCAGGTAAGGCAAATTTCGTCAATTGTCGCCAGGCACTGGCTGTGATTGGGATCTTCCAATCTGTCCATCCATCGTTGACCAATGAAAACCAAAGGACTGCCCATCCAACTAAACCTGTTTTTCCGGCACCGTGAGGGCTGCGCAGACTTTCGCGATGATAGATGATCAATTCTGAAAGAGCCGCGTCTTGATAGTTTGCAGGTCCCTCCCCTTCTTTCCAGCGAATACAATCATGCACAAACGCCACTGGATCATTCATATATTGTTTTTGAAAGGGGTTTTGTGATCCTTCTGGATTGGCAGTCTCTTTACCGATCCGGCTGCGTAATTCCAGCTCGGCTGTTGCACGTAAAGCCAGTGGGGTTGCAATTGAGATCGCCATCAATATCCTTAAAAATAAAAACACGGAATGGACTGATATCCATTCCGTGTGTCTACGTTTCACGAAATTGCAGAATCTGTTTCTATTATAGCAAACTATTTCACAGATTTACTGTTTTTATGCTTTTTTGTGCAGGGGCGTGTCACTTGGTTTCCCACAACTTCTGCGCTGCTTTGATGTTCTCAAGCATCCACGGTTCAAGGTGCTCGTGTATTCCTGGGTAACACGGGGCGATGATCTGACCACGCAGCCCCTGTGCAATTGCCTGTGGTGTTGTCACCGGCAATCCTTCTGCGTACTCCGCTCCACCGAAAACGTCCTCGTGATATTTGTCGCGCAGGGAATTCATCTTTGACCAGTACGCGGCCCATTGAATCCACGTATAGTAGAGATGATTTATCTTAACGCCAGGGATGCGCTGGGTCAGGTCATACTCCAGCTCGTCGATCCAGTTGCAGCCATTTCCGTAGTAGCCCATGTCGGCAATCGCCGGATGAAGCATCAGCCAGATTTCATTGTTCTGCTTGGCCATAATACTCTGCTGTTCGACCAGCATCTTGCTGAGGCTGTACAACATCCACAGGTTCGTGACCGGGTCATTTGGGGAAGGCGTGCCATCTGTCTCTGAGTAATCCTGGTACGACTTTATAGCCGCAGGATCATAAAAGGCCGGCATATTCAGGTACGCGGTCTCTCCAACGGACTGCTGGCTGCTGATCACCATGCAGTGATTTTCGCTGTAATAACGCTCGATCAATTTATGGGTGAATGCGTTGTTATCGGCCATCGCCTCCTCATTCCAGGGACTGAGTGCCTCGCGGTGGACGCCGTCCGCACACTTGGCAAAGTAATCATCCGGGTACCAGTCCGGATATCCATGTGTGGTCGTAAACAAGAGACACTTCATTCCGGCGATCGTAGCACGGTTAACATACCCGTCCAGGTACGACCAATCGTACACCCCGGGCGCAGTCTCTATAAACTTGCGTACGGTCTGGAAGTTCATCGTGGTTTGTATGCCGACATCCCTGAGCTGCTTTAGCTCATCCAGAGTTCGGTGCTCATACTGCTCCAGCGGCACCAGTGGGTAATTTGACGGATCCGTGCCACTAAGGGCGGCAATGTCCATCAAAAGAAAGTGCTCCGAGTTATTGAGGAATGGCATTGATTATTCTCCTATTTCTGAACCGAAAATACCAAACAGTCTTGATTGTGAGAAAACACAATAGCCGATTCAACTGTCCGGCCTGTGAAACCAGACTCCATGAGGTACCCGTACATCAACTGTTTTGTGTAGCCAGTTTTGTGGTACTGGCCCATGTCAACCTGGTCTCCAAACACTGCGTCAAGGTTCCACCCGTTGTCCTTATATTTTAGCCAGTTCCTGCACACCCATTCGAAGTCCGGGACTTCTATAGTAAGCAGTCCCTCAAACTTGAGCACCCGCCACCACTCGGTAAGCGTGGGGATGACCTCATATTTTCCGATGTGCTCAAGAGCATGGGAGCTGTAAATCTCGTCAACGGTCTCATCCTCGTAGGGCAGTTTATTCATTGGCGCCTTGATGATGCCCGGGGCGTCGACATAGAAGTCCACCCCGGTGAAGCCAGCTCGCGGCAAAGGGCCACTGCCAATATCAAGGCGAATCATAGGTGCGTGATGATGAGCGGCTTGGCGAGCTGTTTGTACGCTGCGTCAAGATGAAATGACGGCGTGCCGGCCTTGTCGGTCATGGTGACCTGCACCAGCATGTCGCGGGCGCGAGCTTCATCCAACACTGAATTTAGGACGGATATCTCGCTGCGAAGTTGCTCGACGATCGTGGCGTCGGATATTACTGCTTTCTTGGTGTCTGGTAATGGACTCATTTTGAATGCTCCTTTTTACTGCAGTCTGTTTGCAAAATTTTCAAGGATACTTTCAATAACTTTTACCCTTGAAGTCAATCGATCGATTTCGAGCTTGGCTGCAGAGTCTATCTGAACTGATACGGACTTGTTGGCCTCATCTTTTTTTACTGCGTCTGGAACCGTCATTAAATGTTTTAATTTTGGT